GTAAGAGTACAAGAAATTACTATCACTTTAAAAGAAGTAAGTCTTTTGCTATAGCATCTGAAGGTGAGTATCTGTATGATGATGGTATCTTAAGTAAGGCGTGGGATACGCTTAACTTTATTGATAATTACACACCTTGGAGAAAGTCTCGTGATTATGCGGATAGAAATGATCATAAAAGAGCATCTTATAGAGATCCAAAAACTAATACTGAGAAGGGTATACGTTCTGAGATACTAGGTGTTACAACTAAGGGTCAGCCAGAACGTGCAAGGGGAAAGAGGGGTAAGCTATTACTTTTTGAGGAGGCAGGTAAGTTTCCACACTTAAAAAAGACGTATGCAATTGCACGACCATCGGTGGAGCAGGGTAAGATGACATTTGGTACTATTATCGTTTGGGGTACAGGTGGTACAGAAGGTGCTGACTTTTCAGGTATCAAAGAGTTGTTTACTAAGCCTGGTGCATATAATATATATGGTCTAAAAAATATATATGATAGGAATGCATCGTCAATATCTATGTGTGGGTATTACTGTGGTGAGTATATGAATCGTGAAGGTTGCTATGATAAGAATGGTAATTCTGATATTGTAAAAGCACTTGTTGAAGTATTTATTGCACGTAAAATCATTGCTACAAGTACAGATGACCCAAATGCACTGATTCAAGAGAAGGCTGACCGTTCTATTACTCCGCAAGAAGCGATGATGCGTAAGGAAGGGCATATCTTTAATGTAGAGGATATGAAGGTTCACCTTTCTGAAGTAGAAACAAACCCTAAGAAATTTACTGATGCTACTTGGAAAGTGAAACTATACTTTCAGGAAGGTGATGTCAAATTTAAACTGAGTGATAACAATCCTATACGGCAATTTCCAGTAATGGATATGAAAGATCTCACATCGTGCGTTGAGATTTTTGAACACCCTATATTGTTAGATGGGCATATACAACCGAATGTGTATGTAGCAGGTTGTGACCCTTACGATGATGACATGTCACTCGGACCGTCATTAGGTAGTATATTAATAATGAACCGTCTTACAGGCAGGTTAGTAGCAGAATATACGGGTCGTCCTAGAACAGCAGAAGAGTTCTATGAGATATGCTACAGGTTAATGAAGTATTACAATGCACGTTGTAACTATGAGAATAATAAGAAAGGTATGTTCCAATACTTTGATAGAATAAATGCAACTTACATGCTATGCGATACACCAGGTATTCTGAAGGATATGCAGATAACTAAGCGTGTAGGGTATGGTAACTTTGCAAAAGGTACACATACAACAAAGGCAGTGAACGGGTGGAGAAATAGTCTCATACGTTCATGGTTGATGGAACAAGCGTATGGAAAAGAAGAAGGGGAGAGGAACTATAGCACGATAATATCACCAGCAATGCTAAGAGAGTTAATAGCGTACGATCCTAATGTAGGAAACTATGATAGGATTTCTGCGTTAGGGATGGTATTGATATATCGTGTCGATCTTGAGAAATTTAGCATTGAGGGAGAAAGTTTCGTTGACAGTGGTGATAATAGAAAACAAATAGACCCGTTCTTTCTTAAAAATAGAAGGAGTATGTCACAGAGATTCATACCTATGGAAGGTGATGAAAACAGGATTAACATCAGAAAACGTATTAGAAGAAGATGATATTAGGACAAGAAGAATTTCCGTTTCAGAAAAAAACAGAACGGCAAAAAGATAAAAAATGGGCAGAGCAATGCGTAAGAGCAGCTTCTGACATGGGACTCTACACAGGTAGTTTCCGAAATGAGTATTATGAGATTCGTACAAATATGGATCTTTATAATAACATACTTAATACCGATGACATGATAAGCATGTGTGACCCTTTCGGTGTAAATAATAATGATTTTCCTTTTAAACCGCAACACTACCCTATAGCAAATAGTAAGATAAATCTACTACTTGGTGAAGAGATGAAACGCAAGTTTGATTGGAAAGTGCGTGTAATTAATCAAGATGCCGTTACAGAAAAGCAAAAGGCAATTAAGAAAATGATTAATGAGCAGTTTATTGAGTTCATAGCATCAGATACACCACAAGATCAACTTGCTCAAAAACTACAAGAGTTTGATAACTACTTGAGTTATGACTATAAAGATATTCGTGAGAAACGTGCTGCAGATTTACTTAATCATGTAATTGAAAAAGAGAACCTAAAGTTCAAGTGGAACATGGGATTTCTTGACGGTCTTGTTGCGGGTAGGGAGGTGTATGCTCTTGATATTTTAAATGGTGAACCAAGAGTTCGTAAATGCAATCCAGCAAACGTGCGTATTGTACGTAAGGGACAATCCCCCGATGTTCAAGATGCTGATATTATTATTGAGTGGGGATACCACTCAAAAGGTAATGTAATTGATGATTATTCTGATTACCTAACAAGCACAGAGGTTTCTGAGATAGAAACAATGGGGGTTACAATGAGTTCTTCTTCTAACGAATCAATAGCGCAGGGTAAAGAACCAGATCTTATGGCAGGTACATTTAGTATGATTCAAGATGCGGATGGTAATCTTACGCCTTCAACTGCTGCAGCAAATACATTACTATCTCCTATTAGTAACGATGGTGCTATTCTTGTTACACGTGTAGTGTGGAGGTCTTATCGTAAAATTGGTAAGTTAAAATACTATGATCGTAAAACAGGTGAAGAACTATATAGATTTGTAGATGAATTTTACAAAGCACATGTGGAGCGAGGTGAGGAAATTGAAAAGTATATTTGGGTAACTGATTGGTGGGAAGGTACACGTATTGGTGAAAGTATTTTTATTAAAATGCGTCCGTTTCCTGTAAAGGCATATGGTATTAACAACCCTACAGGAACATTGTGTCCATATGTAGGTGGTGACTATACACAGGAAGGGGAGCCGACAACATCATTGATGGGGCGTATGAAACCTTACTCTTATTACTATGATTTCTTAATGTTTAAACAATGGGAAACACTTAGTAAACACAAGGGTACTGTTGGGTATCTTGATCTTGCTATGATTCCTGAAGGTTGGGAAATGGAAGATGCACTTTACTTTGCAGATAAAATGGGATGGCTACCAATTGACTCGTTTAAGGAAGCAAGAAAAGGAGCTGCTACAGGTACAATCGCGGGTAATATGAATGCTAAAGCACCTATGAATTTTGATATGGGTAACTATTTGCAGCAGAACATGTACATCCTTAACTTTATTAAGGAAGAGATTTCAAATATATCAGGAGTAAGCCGTCAACGTGAAGGTTCTATTTCAAGTAGTGAACTTGTAGGTAATACACAGAGGTCTGTAATGCAGTCATCTCATATTACAGAGCTTTACTTTCAGTTCCATGAAAGAATAAAGGTTGCTGTATTAAAGGGTGCGCTTGAGGTTGCAAAACATGCATACAGAGGTCGTAAGATTAATGTGCAGTACATAACAGATGATATGTCTCAAAAACTTTCAGAAATAGATGGTAATGCAATACGCGAAATAGATTACGGATTAACAATAAATAATAGTCTTGAGTACTCTCAATTGCAACAGCAATTGATACAGTTAGCGCAAGCAGGACTGCAGAACGATAAAGTAAACTTCTCTCAAATCATGGATATTATGACTGATCCGAGCATTAGTTCGGTAAGACGTAAGATCGAAACAGCTGAACGTCAGAAAACGCAAGAGGTGCAACAACAGCAGCAACAACAGCAAGAAATGGCACAACAGCAGCAACAAGCAATGCAGCAAGTTGAACAAATGAGAATACAGGGAGGACAACAAGCAGAGCAGTTTAAAGCAGACATACAGATGCAGCTTGAGAAGGTTAGAAATGATGGAAAGATTGAACTTGAAAGAGTAAAAGCTGAACTTCAGAAAGACCTAAAGATGACTGAGAGTTCAGATACTCTCATTAAAACACAGACAGATGTTCAAAAACTCGCTAAAGAATTACAACACGATGCGCGACAAAACGATCTTGATAGGAAAAATAAAGAGGAAATCGAAAAGATTAAATCTGAAAAGTCTATAAAGTGAAAGTTGTTAAAGCAGAAGAGGGTATTGACATTGGATATTAATTGAATTAATTTTGTAAATTATAAATGGAGTTTCAAAACAACGAAAACAATCTAGGTTTCACATTTGACATCGATGGTGTCGAAGATGCAGGAACCTTTGATATTGAATTAAAGGAAGGCGCACCAGCCTCTGCTATAGACGCTGCCGTAAAAGCAATAACACCACAAGACGGTGAAAGCACTGAAGCAGGTGATGCAACTTCCGAAAAAGGTACATTTGAGGTCACATTAAAAGATGTGATTAGTGGTTCCAATATGGAGGGAGATGCCACATTCACTTTACCTAAAGATAAGCCGTCCTCTGAGAGTGCTTCCTCTTCTCCTCATCTTTTGACGAGGCTTGCATCGGCACTTTATAAGGACGGTGTTCTTACTGGTGTAAACGAGGAGGACATTAAGGACATGGATATTCCAAAACTTGCTGGTATGATTAAGGGAACTATTCACAAGAATGAATACTCTGATCTTGATCCTCGCACAAAAGAAGCACTGGATGCTATCCGTGCAGGTGTACCTATTGATAATGTTATAAAACATCATAACGCAGAAACTAAACTGGCAGATTTTACAGAAGATCGTTTTATTGAATCAGATAGTGACGATGAATCCATTGCAAATTCTAAAAAAGAGATTCGGCAGAGTCTTATTTATAATGATTTAATTGCACGTGGTTATTTACAATCAGATGCTGAAAGACGTACTCGTCAGTCATTTAACTCAGGTGACGATGATGCTGATGCAAAACTTGCATTAAACAGTCTTAAAGGTATTGCTGTACAAAGAAAAAACGCAGAAGTCGAACATGCAAAGCAATCGCAACAACAACATGAAAATTCTCGTAAAGAGCTTTTTAGTAGAGTTGCTGACCTTAAAGAGGTTATACCAGGAATGCCTGTTAATGACGAAACTGCAAAATGGATGGCAGAAGCAATGACTAATCCTACAGGTAGGAATGAAAGCGGTCAGTTGCGAACCATCGTAAGTGATAAACGTAGTGAGGACGCATTCTCTTTTGATACGCGGTTGCATTACTTTATTAAAATGGGTCTCTTTGACGAGAAGCCTGATATGTCCCTTTTTACAAGACGCTCTATGAGCAGTGCTGTAGAGGAACTAGAAAAGAGCCTTTCAACAGAAGGGATCTATGAAGCAGGGAGGGGAGCCTCTCTTGAAAGTATCACCGAAAGAGAAATGAAGGATAATTACCTTCGCATGCTTGACGGTGCAGATATTTAATCTAATTTGAAACAAATAACCA